GCTCTCATACCTAATAAAAAAATATACAGAACTAATGGCGAAGAAGAATATTATATTTTCTTTAGCGAGGAAACTGTCAGGAAAGCTTCAGAGTTGTTTTTATCGAGAGGTAAACAAAACAATTCAACATTGGAGCATGATGTCGAACTAAATGGCATGTCAGTTGTAGAGTCTTGGATAGTAGAAGACTTAGAGAAAGATAAAAGTAAAAAATACAACCTTAATGTACCCGTAGGTACTTGGATGGTATCTGTTAAAGTAAACAATGACCAAATTTGGGAGGAGTTTGTTAAATCAGGTAAAGTAAAAGGGTTTAGTATAGAGGGGTTCTTTGCAGATGCTTCTAAAGATAGACCCAAAGAGTCTGTTCAAGAAGATTTTGCAGAGATGGAAGCTTTAGCTAAGATATACGCACTTGAGGAGTCATTCTTAGAGGCTCAAGGAGTAGAACTTGAATCTTATAGCGATTACCCTCAAGGAGCTGTAAATAACGCTAAGAGAGCCTTAAAATGGAAAAAAGATAATGGTTCTTCATGTGGAACTTCTGTTGGTTGGACAAGAGCTAATCAGTTAGCTAATAAAGAACCTTTAAGTAGGTCCACTATTGCAAGAATGGCATCATTCAAGAGACATCAACAAAACAAAGATGTTCCTTACTCAGAAGGTTGTGGAGGAATTATGTGGGATGCTTGGGGTGGTTCTGCAGGTGTTAATTGGGCAATTAGCAAACTAAAACAGATAGATGGGAACAACTAAAAATACAGCCTATAAAGTACACGCTCATCAAACTACTGATGCTGAAAGAGTAACCTTTAATATAGAAGAGGGTGCTATGGTAACTACAGAAAGTGGTATATGGCAAGTCTATGATGGTGCTTGGAGAAAAATATATCCTCAGAGTGGTACAGGTAGTGNTTTAGGTTGGGTTAGGTATGATGATACAGAATACACCTCATCTAACAAATTGCAATTAGCAGACCAAGTTACTATACCAATGCCNAACAATGGAGGTGNTGTTTATAGANGTCAAGATGGATTAGATTACTATAACCCAATAACAGGAAAGATAATATCTGATGCNGTAAACAATGTTTATGTAGTTACAGTAGTATTTAAAATGCAAACACCTAACGCTAATCAAACACACATAGACTTTTCAATGAGTGGTTATGGAGATTTGCATAGGGTAGATATGGTAATGTCTTTTTATAAAGGAAACGATACACCACAAAACGCTCATTCTATGGTTCAGTTTTATACAGACCAAGACTTTGTAGATAATGGTGCTAACTTTCAAATACAAGCACATGGAGGTACTGCTGAGGTGTGGGACATAATATACTTTATACAAAAAACACAATCTTATGCGTGATAAAATGAAAGCTACTCCAAGTAGAACAAGTCCAAAATCATCTAAAAGAGCTTGTCTTTGTGATAATGGAACATACTCAAAAAAATGTTGCAAAGGTAACATTATAAATCAAGGTATAGGTAGTGTTACATTTATACCTGAAGACTAAGAAAAATACAACAATATTAAATACTCTTAGTTAACATAACATATTGTAATTAATTAACAATTAAATATATGAAAACCACAGAACTTGTAGAAAAACTAAAGAATGTTTTCCTAAGTGAAGAGTCTGTTGAAACTCAGCCTGAAGTACAGGAGGAAGTTCAATTAGAAGCTNCACAGGAAGAAGTGGTAGAAGAAACTCTTGCTGAAGAAATGCCTGCAGAAGATATAGCTGAAGATGCTATTGAAGATGTAGCAGAAGAAGTAGAGAAATACGCTACCAAAGAAGAATTAGCTACTGCCGTTGCTGAAATGAAAGCTATGTATGATGCCATTATGGAGAATATGTCAACAGAAGCTGAATCTGAAGTACCTGCAGAATTAAAAGAAGATTTGTCTGCTCAAGAGCCTGCTGCTCAGCCAATGTCTCACGACCCTGAAGCTATGGTAGAGAAAAGACAAGTAAATCTTTATGGACAAAACAGACCACAGACAACATTAGACTCTGTGTTTGCAAAAATTAATAAACAATAAACTAAATAAACACAATTAAAAATGGCTACAACTACTAACATTACTACTACTTACGCAGGTGAGTTTGCAGGTAAATATATCTCTGCTGCTTTATTATCTGCTTCTACTATTGAGAATGGTGGAATTACAGTAAAACCAAATGTGAAGTACAAAGAGGTAATGAAAAAATTATCTACAAATGACCTTGTTGCAGATGCAACTTGTGATTTTGACCCTACTTCAACTATCACATTAACTGAAAGAATCTTACAACCTGAAGAGTTTCAAGTAAACTTAGAATTATGTAAGAAAGACTTCGTATCTGATTGGGAAGCTGTACAAATGGGATATTCTGCATTTGACAACTTGCCTCCATCTTTCCAAGATTTCTTAGTTGCACATGTTGCTGCTAAAGTTGCAGAAAAAACAGAGCAAACTATTTGGTCAGGAGCTAACGCTACTGCAGGTGAATTTGACGGATTAGTTACTTTAGCTGCTGCTGATGCTTCTGTAATTGATGTTGCTGCAGGAACTGTTACTGCTGCTAACGTAATTGACGAGTTAGGAAAAATCGTTGATGCTATTCCATCTGCTGTTTACGGAAAAGAAGACTTATACTTATATGTTTCTCAAAACGTAGCAAGAGCTTATGTTAGAGCATTGGGAGGATTCGGAGCTGCAGGATTAGGTGCTAATGGTACTAACGCACAAGGAACTCAATGGTGGAACAATGGAGCATTATCTTTTGATGGTGTAAAAATCTTTGTTGCTAATGGATTAGCTGACAATACTGCAATGGCTGCTGAAAAATCTAACTTATTCTTCGGAACAGGATTATTGAGTGACCACAACTTGGTAAAAGTTATTGACATGGCGGACATTGACGGAAGTCAGAACGTAAGGGTGGTAATGCGTTACACAAGTGGAGTACAGTACGGAATCGGTTCAGACATCGTTCTTTACTCTTAATAAATAACTAAATAAATAGAAAGGGTAGGTAAGCCGTAAAGCCTGCCTGCCCTTTTTTAATTAACCTTAAAATATATAACAAATGGCTTGTGATTTATTAACAGCAGGAAGGGTAGAACCTTGCAAAGATAGTGTTGGTGGTTTAAAAAACTTGTACTTTGTTAATTACGGAGATATAGCTACAGTCGAATATGACGATACTAATACTGATGTAATTGATTTAGTAACAGGAACACCCGATGCTTACAAATATGAAATTAAAGGAGCTTCTTCCTTTACTCAAAATGTTCAGTCTTCAAGAGACACAGGAACTACTGCATTTGAGCAGGTAATTGAAGTAACTTTAAAGAAATTAACTATAGCTGACCATAAAGAGCTTAAAATGTTAATTTTTGGAAGACCTCATGTAATTGTAGAAGACAACAATGGAAACTTCTTTTTAGCAGGTTTAGAGCATGGTTGCGATGTAACAGGTGGAACTATTGTAACAGGTACTGCTATGTCTGACTTAAGTGGCTACACACTTACTCTTACAGGGATGGAAAGAACTCCTGCAAACTTCTTATTGGGAGCCCCTGACACAATTGGATTTGCTATTGTACCGGGAGCTTAAACATAGTACTTAAACATAGTATGTATTTAAAGAGTGGGGGGTTTTATTACTCTCCACTTTTTTTATGCACCAAAATAAAAACAAAAATTAACTTTTCAGTTATCATATTATGATAAGATTATTACCTGATACAGAATCTCAAACAATCGCAGTTGTTCCAAGAGAGTTTCCTACTGAAGAGGCTTCTTTTGACAATGTTACTTTGGTTATAACTGAGGATGGTACGAATATATCTGAAACTATTGAAGACATTGTAGCTGAAGTTCCTAACGACAATAGCAACTATGTTTATATGGATATAGCTTTCTCTATTTTAAGAGAGGGTTATGGTTATTATTTAGAGTTCACAAAAGGAGGAGAGTTATGGTTTAGAGATAAGGCATACGCAACTGCTCAAGTAGATAAAACTGTAAAACATACTTTAAACACAAATGAGTATGAAGAATATAATGGCTCAGGAAGCGATTATATCATTTTATAACAATACTTATGGCTAAAAGAAGAATAACATTAAATAACAACGTAAAACCTGCTAACAAGTTTAGTGATGGGTCTGTAAGGGTTGTTAATCTTTCAGGATATGCTGCTCCTGAGATAAAGGAGGTATATGGAAAGGATTGGGTTCAGTATGGAGAAAACAATGATTACTTTGACAATCTAATTGAGAAATACTTAGGTAGTCCAACCAATTCAGGTTGTATTAATGGTATTGTTGAAATGATTTATGGTAGAGGTTTAGATGCTACTGATTCTGATGTTAAGCCTGAGATGTATGCTAAGATGAAGCTTCTTCTTAAACCTAAAGAAATTAANAAGGTAGTTAACGACTATAAAATGCTTGGTCAGTCTGCAATGCAGCTTGTTTACAACAAAGAGAAGACAAGTATAGTAAAAGTACTACACTTTCCAATGGAAACCCTTAGAGCTGAAAAGGCTACTGATGGTCAAATAAAAGCTTACTATTACCACCCTAAATGGTGTGATATAAAACCATCTGATAAACCTAAGAGAATACCAACTTTTGGTAATGGGTCTAAATCAGATGTTATTGAAATGTTTGTTATTAAACCTTATAAGTCAGGATTCTATTATTATGCACCTGTAGATTACAATGGTTGCTTACAATATTGTTCTTTAGAGGAAGAGGTATCTAACTACCACATAAACAACATTAAGAATGGTTTACAACCTTCTTTATTAATCAACTTTAATAATGGAGTGCCTAATGAAGAGACTCAGGAGTTATTAGAGAATAAAATATATGACAAGTTTAGTGGAACATCTAATGCAGGTAAATTCATACTTACATTTAATGACTCTGCAGAAACTAAAGCAGACTTAGAGCCTATACACCTACCTGATGCTCATGCACAATACCAATTCTTATCTACAGAGAGTAGAGAGAAGATTATGATGGGTCATAGAATTGTTTCACCTATATTAATGGGTATTAAAGACAACACAGGTTTTGGCAACAATGCGGAGGAGCTTAGAACAGCTTCTATCATCATGGATAATGTTGTTATTAGACCATTTCAGCAGTCTTTAATTGATGGATTTAATGAGATACTAAACTTTAACGGAATCTTCTTAAACCTATACTTTATTACCCTACAACCTATTGAGTTTACAGAGTTAGATAACATCTCTACTAAAGTAAGGAAGGAAGAAGAGACAGGTGAGAAACAATCTGAGAACTTATCATCTCAAGAGCCTGTTTCTTTAGAGGATTTCTCTGATGAAGATGGAGAAGACTTATTTGAGCAATTAGAAGACTTAGGAGAGGTTGTAAGTGATGAATGGGAGTTAGTTGATAGTCAGCTATTAGACGGAACAGAAACTTCATTAGAAGAGCTTAAAACAACCTTAGCAAGTGTATCTAAAGATGACGCTAACCCAAATAAAGACTCTAAACAAGATAACGCAGGGTTTAAAGTAAGATATGCTTATGGTCCTGTTAGAAATAGTGCAGGTAGTAGAGAGTTCTGCAGAAAAATGGAAGCTCTAACTGAGAAGAATGTTGTGTTTAGAAAAGAAGATATTGGAATGATGTCTTTTAAAGGAGCTAATAGAGAGCTTGGTCATAAGAAACAAAACTATAGTCTGTTCCTTTACAAAGGCGGTAAAAACTGCAAACATCTTTGGGAGAGAAGAGTTTATAAAAAGAAAGTAGGTAAGAATACAGAGGTTGAGGCTTCAGATGCTACTAAAGAAGGATTTACTGAACCTACTAACCCAAAAGAAGTATCAGTAAGACCTGCAGATATGAAGAATGGAGGAGCTTATCCAAACACTAAAAAATAACTAATATGGCAAACAAAGCTCTATTTATAGGATTAGAAGAACTTAAACGCAAGTCCATTATTGATGGAAATGTGGATAATGATAAAATTATACAATTCATTGAGGTAGCTCAGGACACACATATCCAAAACTACTTAGGTGGTAAATTATACAATAAATTACAAACTTTAATATTAAACGGAACTATATCAGATATTGCAAATGCAAACTATAAAAACTTATTGGATGATTATGTCAAGCCTATGCTTATATGGTTCACTCAAAGCAACTACCTTCCTTTTGCGATGTATCAGATTAGCAACGGAGGGGTTTACAAACATCGTTCAGAAAACTCGGAAACTATTTCGTTGGAAGAAATGAACATGATGTTAAACAAGGTTACTGAGACTGCTGAGTTTTATACAAGGAGATTTGTTGATTACATGGGGTTCTATAGTCAACTATTCCCTGAATANAATCAAAGTACTAATGGAGAAATGTACCCCGACAAAGATGTAAACTTTCATTCATGGGTTCTGTAGAGAAAGATAAAATTAAAACATATAAGCCAAAACAGAGTAATATAATAAAGTTAGAAGCTTATTTAAAACAAATAGACAAGAATGGCAAACAACATAAATTGGGGTAAAGTTTATTGTGATATGGCAACCAACGATAGTTGGGGAGCAGACACTTATTGGAGTACTAATGCAGTACCTGATATATCCGCACCTACTTGTTGGGATTTGTTCAGATTAACAGCAGACACTACTTTATTTACAGCAGACACAACACAATTAACCGCAGATAGAACACAAATTTAAACATAAAAAAACATGGCAAAAAAAACAATATTAACAATACCCGCAGTAGGAGCAGATTCGGGTGATGGAACTCCATTAGCAACAGCTTTTCAATGGATTAATGAAAACTTTACGGAGTTATATGATGCTGATGCAAGTGATGTTGATTCAGTAAATGGACAGACAGGTACAGTGGTACTTGATACTGATGATATTTCAGAAGGTGCAACAAACCTTTATAACTATAACCACACAGGAGAGGTTACAGGAGCAACTGCATTAACAATTACTAACGGTGCGGTAACAAATGCTAAAATGGCTACCAATTCAGTAGATTCAGACCAATACGTTGATGGTTCTATTGATACAGCACACTTAGCCGATGACATTGTTACATATGACAAGTTAGGAGTAGAATT